CCTTCAAAGGCCTTTCGGCATCTACGGTGCCAACCAGTTCTATCTAGAACGCTTTCTTTACGTGTTTCAGCTTGTAGGCCCTTAGAGTTCTCAACCATGTTCAATTCTACTCATATTGTCTTCTTTGACAATCTCTAGTCGAGACAGTAGCGGGTGGCTCCATCCGTGACTAACTATGAAAGTATTTAGGTCTTCTTGTAGAAGTACTTCAACGAGCTTTTCTTTACCAGCATCGTCTAGTACGCTCACAACCTCGTCCAAAAATAGAACATTGATGCGAGACTTGGAAATTGAATTCATTAGCTTTCGCAAAGCCAGCAGTGTGGCTGTGTTAACGCGCGCCAGCTCACCGGAACTAAGAGCCCCAATATCGACACTATGCCCATTATCTGTAATGAGTACATTAAGCTTATCACTAGTAACACTAAACTCGATAGTGAAACGACCGTCAGAAAGCTCGGCCAAATACTCATTAGTCAACTCCTCTAGGTCCTTTACAAGGTTCTCAATCTTGTAAGCAACAACACCATTAGTGCTAAAAGCTTTCTTCAACAGTTCTAGGTTGCTTAGATTCTTTTCTTCTTCGACTAGCTTACTCTGATACTCTGTGAGATCAGTCATAAATTTTTCACACTGCTCCTGAAAAACTGCAATGCGACTGTTGTGCTTTGCGGCAGCCTGGTTTTGTACAATCAGGTGCTTCATCTTTTCGCGAGCATTAGACACTCGAAGAGCAACGTTTGTAAGTTCGCCTTCTAGGTCTTGCTTGTTTACAATCGAACTGGGTAATGCTCGATTGACCTTACCGAAAAGCTCTTCCCACTCGTGAATCTTTTCCTGCTTCATTTTAAAGCGAGTATTGTTTTGCTTTACAGACTTGATTAGTTCTTCAATTTCATCAATCTTCTGTTCAACAGTTTGAAGTTCTTCACGCTCTTTCTGAATAAGCTGACGCTTAAAGTCTTCATCAACATCTTGCTCACAAGTCGGACAGGTATCACCCAGCTTTTCCATCTTCTGAATATAAGCTGTTACTCGTTTTTTCTCGGAAGTAAGTCCACCTAGTTCAGCCTGTTCTTTATCGTAGGACTTTATAGGTTCTACATCAATGCTTTGAATCTCTTCAATGTTGATAGCAGCTAGAAGAGCTTTGTAGTGTTCATTGTTTGTGATTTGCTTGTTTGTCTTGTCGATATTTGTTATCTTTAAGGACAGTTCAGCAATCTCACGCTCGTCCTCGCTAGTATCGTACTCTTCTGTGGGTACTAGTGGCTTTTCTTCCACATCATCGAGCTTATTCTGGCTAAGCCACTTTTCTACTGTTTCGATCTGACCGTGTATCTTGGACACTACTGTAGCATGTTGCTTTACAGCTTCTTTAAAGACTTCAAAGATACGAACGTACTCTTCGAGCTTTAGAAGATCAATCAGAAACTTCTTACGATTTGTATCAGTTGCAATAAGAAACTGCAAACTAGCGTTTGTATTCTGGTACACTAGCTGTGAGAACATCTTGAAGTCAATCTCCATGATATCCTCAATCTGCTTAAACGTGTTCGTCGCAGTGTGGCTAGAAATATCTGCACCGTTCTTGTAAAGCTTTACTTTGATATTTGCTTTACGGTCAATCTTGATCTGGTAAGCATCATCATCTTTGGTAAAGGTGAGATCAATCCAGTAACCGCTATCTGTGTACCGATTAGGGATATCACCTTTCTTGATGCCTTTAGAGTTCTTGTTGAATGTTGCTTCTTCTAGAATGAGAGGAATAGAAGACTTACCGTTTCCATTAAATCCTAGAATCTGTGTTACTGTGTTGGCTGTAAAGTCTACTTCGTTGTTATCGCCGTAACTAAACGCATTGCCCCACTTAAGCTTTTCGAATGTAATCATGGAATGCTGTCATGGCTCCTTCTATTTGGTTCTCTGGCAGTTCTAGAACGTAGCGGAAGTACTCTACTAGTTCATCCTCGATAGTCATATCCTTGCTAAGAATTAGCGTTGCATCACTACTACGCTTAACTAACTTTTTGTCGAGGAGATCGGTGTTTTTAACGGCTCCGAGGTCAACGACGGATCCTTCGATTTCGTAGATGGTGTGATCTGGGCTGGTCGGCACCATGTCAGAAGGGTCTGTGACTGTTCGTCGTAGGAGCTGAGGCAGGCTAAACTCATGCCACGACCACTTAGTAAGTGTCTCTCCATCAATGTGGAGGTACCCAGTACTAACAGGATGGCGATGAAAAGACGTAACCATTGGCGATCCTGGATAAACCATATTTCGTTGGCAATTAGAATGGCTATGTAAATCACCGAGATAAACCACAGGGAAATCAGCAATAAGGTCAAGATCAATCTCCGGTTTAACGTGTGGTTCGATGGCACCTCTAATATGACTAAACAAAGCTTTAGACTTATCTAGTTTATCCCATACACCTTTTACGTGAATAAATTCATAGGGAACAATGGTAAAGCGATCTTCTTCGTAGATTTCGTCAATGATCGATACTAGAGGATTGATGGCATTTGTGGCAGTTTTAAGTGCGGTGAAGAAAGTCTTACCTTTCTTTGTCGCTTCGTGATTGCCACTGTAAATAAGTGTTCTAATGCTGCAAGCACTGATGATGTCAAAGTAGATCTCTAACTCGTCCATGTTGGGCAGCTTATCGAAGATGTCGCCACCCATGATATGTAAATCGCAGCCCTTTTCAGCTTCGTTCATCTGTTCGATAAACAACTTGTAGCGATTTTTAGCCCACTCTACTGGAACATTCTTTTGTCCAATCTTAATGTGATGATCTGCTGTATAAAGTATCATATGGCTCCGATAGAAATAGCTCCCATAACTTATGCTATGGGAGCTATTCTTTTTTACTTACTGTACGTTAAACTCTTCACCAATGCTTTCATCAGCAGTCTCACCACCGGACTCAGCGCCATTTCGAAGCTTCTCTAGAAGCTCCTTCTGCTGTTCTGGAGTAGGACGAGGCATCAGCTCCTCGATTGGCTTTGCTGCGTCAATTGCTTCGCGCTCTGCATCAGTCAGCGGACGCTGCTTTAGCTTACGCTCTGCAATGGAATAGCCAATGTTAATTGGCAGAGGTCCGGTCTTCTCCTTAGTGAAAACCACATCCCAACCCGTTTCTGGGTCTGTAGGATCACCCAGTTCAGGATCCTTAGCAAGTCGGAAGATATCCTTAGTCATCTTAGACTTAAGGTCCCAAACTTTTGCTACTCCGTCCTGAAGTCCACCGATTGCATAAGCCCACTGGCACTTTGCATCAGGATAGAACTCCTTTACCCAGTCCTTCTGACCAGTACCACCGAACTTCTCGGTCATACGATCAAACTCTAGGCACTCAAACGGAATGTTCTTACCGTTCTCTCCCGGGATCCAGTAGACGTATCGCGCTAGCAGATCGCCAAACATACGAACTCGGTTCTCGCCCATCTTGATTTCGACGCGATCGAGCTTCGTCTTCTGTGCGCCACCAACTGCGTCGCCAAACTTTAGTCCTGCCATAATTGTTTTCTCCGTTTTAAATCTTCTTCGTAGTAGAAGTGTATTCTTCCGTTATGTATACGAAGTAGTGAATTGTTGTTGATTGTGTCCTGATCCACAGGACTGTGGAAAAGGTCTAGTGTTTTGTCATTGTTTAGAATGTACTCACTATAGTTTCGATAACTAGCTAGACCTATGTATTGTGCTACTTCTTTAGGCTTCCACTTAAAGGAGTACTCAATTAGTTCATGCGGATTAAGCATGTAGCTTTCACCAGAAAAGTCCATCTGGCTGTAAGCATAAATAGGGTCAAATCTGTTACGAGGCATTCTAGAAGATGCGTGAGCCTTGAAGGCTAATAGGATGCGCTTAGAGCTTGTTCCCGCTTTTTTCAATATCTTCTTCAGTGAATACCGGATCATTATAACAACATTTACCCTTGTAGTCAAGAACTATTTTAGAAATGCTTGATTTCCCAGCCCTGTCTCATGTAAAAACCATGGCGATTAGTGAACTGGTTTTCTCCAGTCGGTCCTCGCAAAACTGGATCAGCTACTATAGGGGGTAGCTTTCCAGGGTG